TAGACCGACCAGAAAAGGATTGGGAACAATTAAAAGGTCGTGCAGTTTCTTAAATACATAACCCCCACGGAAGTTTGATGGTTGTTTGACGGTGTTGTATAATATTTATAAGAAGGTTGTTATACCTTTAATGGATGTTATATATGAACCATGACGCACAATTATTGTGTACATTCACTTCCGTAAACGAATTAGAAAATACCATTGATACTATAAAAAATTCATATACCTTAGTTTTCAATAAATTATATTTACTGGAAAATGTTGCTGATACAAACCAGTTGGTATTAACATATAATATTACAAACGCAAATACAAATGTAGTACCACCGGCATCCACCATTTCGGTGCACAGAAAGAAACAAACGAATACAATTTATACAATAAATGCAATTAATAAATTGATTGAAATGAAAAATAATGGCGTATTAGATAAATCCTTTCGTATTAATTGGGAAGAATTAAAAAATTCAGTATTAGTTACTGCATATGGAAAATTGAAAGTGGTAAATACAAAATTATCAGATATTATTGAATTATAATATTTACCTCTTGACAAACTAAGGTCAGCCCACTACCTTTATAAAGTGGGCACTAAACTCACTAAACAAAACATTCTAAACACTAAGAGGTACACACGTATGGGAATTAACATCTCAGCACTCAAATCGAAACTCAACCAGTTTACTCGTCAGAACGACCGCACCGACGCACTCTGGAAGCCCACGGAAGGAAAGACGGTTATTCGCATCGTTCCGTGGAAGGACAACAAGGAAAATCCCTTCGTTGAATTATATTTCCATTATCTTGGCAACAAGACACATCTTTCTCCCACCTCAAACGGCAATCGTGATCCTATTGTAGAATTTGCCGATGCGTTGCAGGCAGGTGGTTCTAAGGATGATTGGATGCAGGCACGTCCATTCCGTCCAAAGCTCCGTACATTCGTTCCCATCATCGTTCGCGGCGAAGAAGAGAAGGGTGTTCGTTTCATGTCGTTCGGTAAGATTGTATACACGGAATTGTTGTCGATTATCTCCGATCCTGATTATGGTGACATTACCGATGTGCAGAACGGTCGGGATGTTGTGGTGGAGTATATTCCACAGGAAAAGAGTGATACCAGTTTTGCAAAGACAATGGTTCGTCCAAAGCCAAATCAAACGCCGTTGGCCGATTCTCCCGAGAAGATTCAGAAGTTTCTTACGGAACAACCTGACATTCGCTCAATTTTTAAGGAACCTACCTACGAAGAATTGAAGGTGGCGCTGGAACGTTATCTTGATCCAGACGCAGCGAAGACTATGCCAGTTGCTGCTCCCGTGAAGGAAGCATCAATTGTTAATCCTACCTCTCCAACGGCAGTTAAATCCGTGGAACTTAAGTCAAAATCAGTCAAGGATATGGTTGACGAATTTGACGATGTATTTAATAACTAAAATCACTTGACTTTACTTGCGTGGCCCACTATATTACTATGGTGGGTCATTCACGTTATTATACTATAGGAACATATTATGACAAAAATAGATAAAAAGGTTATTCAAGAACCAGATCGCGATGAACTGGCCCAACTTATTGCAGAGTCTTTGAATAAAATGAATAAGGACAGCGATCAAGTTGCATTTTTTCTTGACGGCCGCGAATCAACGCCAACCGACTTTACAGACTTTGTTTCTACGGGAGCAACGATGTTGGATGTCGCAATCAGCAATAGGCCGAATGGTGGAATTGCAGTTGGGCGAATCACCGAACTCACTGGGTTAGAGGGGTCTGGGAAGTCTCTGATAGGGGCACAGTTGATCGCAAACACACAGTTAAGGGGTGGAGTAGGGGTACTTATTGATACCGAAACTGCGGTCAATGCAGAGTTCTTTAAGGCAGTCGGTATTGACATGAATAAGTTGGTATATGTGCAGTTACAGACGGTTGAAGAAATCTTTGATGCAATCACCGTTATTATTGAAAGTGTTCGGAAAGATCCCAAGAAGCGAGATAAGATTGTTACCATCGTCGTAGATTCTGTAGCCGCTGCATCCACAAAGAAGGAAATGGAAGCAGACTTCGGAAAGGATGGATATGCCACTGATAAGGCCATTATCATTAGTAAGGCAATGCGTAAGATCACGGGTCTTCTTGGTCGGGAACGAATTGCACTGGTGTTCACCAATCAACTCCGTCAGAAGATGAATGCAATGGCGTTCTCTGATCCGTGGACAACTTCGGGTGGTAAGGCTATTGCATTCCACGCATCCACTCGTCTTCGGTTATCGTTGCTCGGTAAGATTAGTAATTCAAACGGTGATGTGATTGGTGTGAAGGTGAAGGCAAATGTTGTGAAGAATCGCCTTGGACCGCCACATCGCATGGCAGAATTTGAAATTTACTTTAATCGTGGCATTGACGATTTGGGTAGTTGGTTGAAGGTACTGAAGGAAAATAAACTTATCAAGCAGGCAGGTGCATGGTATGCCTATGTCGATCCTGTTACGGGAGAAGAAACGAAGTTTCAATCCAAGGACTTTCAAGGATTCTTAGATGCAGATCCCATTCGAAAGCAAGTACTCTACAGTGAAATTTGTGATTCATTGATTATGAAGTATCAGAGTGAATTTGATCCTGAAGATGTGAGTATTTCAACGGCAACTGAAGATGAATAATCCAGAAGATATTGTGCAGATTGCATTGTCTGCGTATGATAAGTCATGGATTGGCATCCCCTCAGTGAATATGGTTGCCGGCCGCCGTGACGATTTCGAATTAGAACTTCGTCGGTTGTTAATGCAAACATCTTCTGTCAAGAAGGAACACGCCTATACGATTACTCCACCAAACTTGATGGGCACATGGACCACTGGTGGCACCCAAACAAGTGCTATGGGTATTCCACCCGCTATTAAACCAGAAATTCTACATGGCTAATCTGCAAGATATTTTTCACAATATGAAGTTTGAAGAAGACCCGCAAGGTATGACATATAATAGTCGGGTATTGTTGGTTGACGCAATGAATTTATTCATTCGTTCGTATTCTGCAGTACCTTCAATGGACGACGATGGAAATCACATTGGGGGTATGATTGGATTCTTTAAGAGTTTAGGTCTTGCCATTCGCACGTTTAAACCCACCCGAACCATCATTGTGTTTGATGGAAAGGGTGGGAGCCAAAGTCGCAGAAAGATTTACCCGCAGTATAAGGCAAATCGTAAACCGCCCGTTCGATTGAACCGGAGTTATGATTTAACGACGGATGAACAAGAAAAAGAAAATATGAAGTGGCAGTTGGTATCATTGGTTGAAATGCTGGAATGTTTACCCGTTACTATTTTTGCATTGGACAATGTAGAAGCAGATGATGTTATTGCCTATCTATCACAATTGGTTACGGCAGACGGTGGGGATAGTATTATTTATTCTACCGACAAGGATTTCTTTCAACTTGCCGCAGAAAATATCAAAATCTATAATCCTATCAAAAAGAAAACATTTAGTGACCAAGTAATCTTGGAAGATTATGGCATTCATCCTAAACATTTTCATTTCTTTCGTGCATTAGATGGTGATAAGAGTGATAATATTGATGGAGTAAAGGGTGTGGGAGAAACTAATCTAAAAAAGTATCTTCCAGAAATTGCGGACCCAACGGCAGAAATTTCGGTAGACATGATTCGCAATAAATATGCAAATATAAAGAAGGTTCCAAAAATGATTGAGAACATTCTGAATAATGAAGATATAATTGAACGAAATATTACATTAATGAACCTCCATGAAAGTATTATGTCTATTGATGCTAAAATGAAGGTAGTCAATAGATTTCAGACGACATCGACTTCATTGCGGAAGGTAGACTTGACAAAGTTGATGATGAAGTCTAGATTACTACAAGCATTCCCCAACTACGACAGTTGGTTATCGCAGAACTTCATTCCTCTTAGTAGATTTAATAATGACAACACAGCATGATACGACGGTAGACACGTTAACAAAATTTGGAAGCGTATTTCAAGCAAAAGTATTAGCAAATTTATTGTCATCTACAGAATTCCTACAGCAATCATTAGA